CCTCAGCCTGACGGCGGGACCTCACAGCACCTGCCCTCGCCTCCTTGATGCGCTGCTTACGTTCAGCACGCCGAGGCCACGGAAACAGGTGCCAGTTCACGGCGGACCCTCCAGCGACGGATGCCCGCGTTTCTCATTTACCCGCAAATCCTGATCATGTGCCATCTGGATTCCTGCCTGGATAGCAGCCATCACATCACGTGTGGCCTGCATTGCCGCGATAGCGGCGTCGGCACGTTCCCGCTGGCTGTCACGATCAGCCTTCAGTTCCCTATTCTCTTCCTTCAGGTCAGTGACAACTGCACGCGGGAAGACGAGCCCGAGGATGAACAGGATGCAGAACACCCCGGCCACCCCAGCGCTTGACAGAATACTGAGGAGTGCAGAATCGGGCACAGCTCACTTCTCCCGCGCCCGAGCTTCCAACTGCAGTTCATCATCCGCCACACATCTCCCCTTGATCAAGCTCCGAGCCGCTCAAACGACGACGTAAGGCACGTAATCGTCGGGGCACCCGTAGTGCTGCCCCACAGCGACTCGATTTCCATAGTGTGACTAATTGTTGTATTAAAAGTTGTCAGCGTGTTATTCGGTCCCGTGACAACCACGATCGAGTTCACCGCAGCTGTCCCCGGGCTGATACCCGCAGCGTTCGCGGAAATCCAGAAAGTCAGCGTCGGGATCACCGTCCCGCCCGTGCCCGTTGTCACCACCGTGATCTCGAACACCGCACGCCAGCACACCGGGGTGCTTATCGCGAACGCGGTAGCCGCGATCCGTCCCACCCCGCCGCCGCCGGTCACGTTCCCCAGGTCAATGCAGCCGATCGACTGGAGAGTCTGCTGCGTTGACCCCCACGTGCCGTACCCCGATGCGGTAAGCCGGTACACAGTGTTGACCTGCGGGTCACCCGCCTGGATGTTCCAGAGATTAGTCAGCTGCGCCTGCGCCGCCTGCGTCACCGTATGCGGTGTCGTGTCCACCTGCGCGGACCCGAGCAGCCCCGAGTACCCCGACGGGAGACTCACCAGGGGAGTGCCCGCAAGGTTCGCTGACAGCGACGACGTGCCCGCGTTCGCGGACGGCGGCACAGCGGACCCCACCAGGTTGAACTGCCCCCCGGTGAACCCCGGGCCGAACGTGTACCCGTACGCATCCGTGGAAGACACCGACGCGATAGCCAGGTTCAGTGTCGGCACCGACGGGTTATAGGAAAGGATGACCTGCCCGTCCGCGCCGTTGCCCGCAGTGACCACAGCGGAACCCGTGTAATAGTTCACCACGATGCGCGGTGACTCGCCCGCCTCACCCGAGTCGAACGTCCCCCAGTACGCCTGGTTAGTAAGCAGCGACGACGGGATCGGGCCGACCTTCATCGACTTCGCGTTCCCGTTCTGAAGCGCCGTCCCGATGTTCCCGTTCCGGCCCACGTTGATCGTGGTGACCTTCCCGACCGTGAACGGGCTGATCGTCACCTGCACCGACGTGACCCCCGTCGGGGCCACCGCACCGAACGCGCCCGCGTTCGAGTAGGACACCTGAGAATGCAGGATCTTCCCGATCGCCACCGACACGGACTTCATGACAACCGACACGGACGTGACCGTCACCCCGGCCAGGTCAGACTGGATCGTCGCGAACGGCAGCAGGAAATAAGCGAACTGGTTTCCTGCAGCCAGCGTCCCGAAACTGCCCAGGTTCTGGAACCCGGTGTACATGCCGCCGCCATGCTGCCGCAGCTGGTTCGGGGCCAGCGAATCCGCACCGAAATACGACCAGGTGCCAGTCGTAACATACGTTTTCGTATGCGAGTTGACCACCGCAGCGCCCGCACCGCCCCCGCCGCCGCCCGGCCCGCCGCCGCCGATGCCGTTCAGGTCAGATGCACCGCCGCCGCCGCCGACCCCCCCGTTCAGCGGTGCGGCACCCCCCGACCCGCCGGCGTTACCAGCAGACTGGACACCAGGATTACCCTGGTTCGTGGTGCCGCCTGAGGAACCGCCGCCGTTACCGCCGAACAGGCCCGACCCGTTCGCCCCGTTACCGCCGTCGAAATGAATCGTGTTACTGGACCCTGTGCCGCCAGGACCGCCGGTGAACGCGGACCCGCCCGTCGCCCCGTTCGCGAGCACGGTAGTCCCGCCGAACCCGTTCGGCGCGAACGAGGTGTCCCCGCCGTCATTGCCGGACTGCCCGGTGATCGCCCCCGCACCGCCCTGACCCACATTGATCACGTAAACAGTGCCGGGATTCACCCCGTACAGCGGCTCTTCCGAGTACTCCCCGCCGCCGCCGCCCTCACCGCCCTGGGTGGCTGTCCCCCCCGACCCCCCCGACCCCGCTCCCCATGCCTGCACCCGCAGGGAGTTCACCCCGGTCGGCACAGTCCACAGGTACAGGCCGTTCGTTGCGAACGTCACAGCGGTGGCACCCTGCGTGTACCCGAGAACCTGCCCGCTGCCGTTCGTCATGGTGTGCACCAGCGACACTGCGGTGCCGCCGCTGATCACCGGGGTCAGCACGCTCCCGTTCGCCAGGGTGCTGCCCTGCATCAGCGTGGTGGCGTCCATGATCGCGCCGATCAGCGACACCGTGGCCAGCGTGCCGCCCGCCACGTTCAGCCCGGCCCCGTACGTGTTCCCGAACTGGTCGGTGCCGTCCGCAGCGGCCAGCGAGAAATACAGGTTCCCCGCAGAAGGGCTGCCTGAATAGCCGAACATGCCGCCGCCGCTGGTCTGCGACGCGAAATTCAGCTGGGAAGTGTTGACAGTCATTCCCCAGGCACCGATGGCATACCCGGGAATCATGCCCTGCGTGGAATACGGGAGCAGTGACGACGCCTGCGAATACGGGTCGTAAGCCGGGTAAGCCCCGTAAGGTGTTGTCACACACTCCTAGTTACTCAGCCACAGCAGCTCAAAATGGCTGTTGAAATTGTGGGTGACATCAGTAGTCCATGCGGTGCGCGCCTGAGACTGGTACATCATCGCCGGGGCGATCGTCTCCCCCTGGTTCAGGTAATAGCAGCCGATCGCGGTAGCGCCCGCCGGCTGGGTGCCCCCCGACACGAGCGGCAGCGACTGATACCAGTCCGGCTGCCCGTGACTTGTCGCCGGCGACGCGAACCCTCCCGACGTCGGCACGGAGAACCCTGCTGTGATCTGATCCGATGCGCCTGCCCCTGCGGTGACGGAGATTTCCTCCACTGCCAGGTACCAGCCGGCTACCTGCGCGGTGTACTTGTTGTTCACCGCTGACCAGCCGCCGTAATTGTCTCCTGTTGACCCGTGGACCAGGCCCCCGACTGCCTGCATCGTGACCGGCACGAACTGGTTCACCGTGCTTGACTGTGCTGTCGACTGATGCACCATCAGGTAGGGGCGGTTCAGGAGAAAGTTCAGGTCGTTCGCAATTTTAGTATTCATTATCCCGGCAAGCTGGGTAGCTGCCGTGCCGGGCGGGGTCGCAGCCTGGAACTGGAAGCCGGTTACCTCCGGGGGCACCCAGGTGAGGCCCCCGGAAGTGATCGCGCCCATCCACACCATGTTCCAGTGCGAGGAACTGACCGCAGACAGGATCTGCCCGCCGGTGGACGACTGGACGAACGTGGTGATGGTGTCCCCTGCGTTCAGGTCCAGGATTTTCGTGGCTGCCGCACCGTAATACTGGTTCTGCGCTGTGCCGTAGGTGTACCAGCCGCCGAAATAGTTCGTCGCACCCACCTTGAATCCCGTGGCGAACTGCCCCGGGACACCGCCGTGTTCCAGCACTGTCGTGCAATGGCAGAAGTACAGTCCGCTTAGCGGCACAACATAGTTCGTGCTCTGGCTGAACCCGCTGAAGTTGTCAATTACCGGGGTGTTGCTGGACCAGTTCAGGGTGGTGAGCGCGGTGCCGAGGATGCCGCCCAGCGGAGCCTGGATGCTCATCATCGGCGGGTAGTTCAGCAGCGCGAGAGTCTGCTGGATGGAGGAGTTCAGTGTCCCTGAAGACAGCGGGGTTGCCGCCCCGATCGACGTGATCGGCGACGGCACCGACCTGATCAGCAGGTTGTTCCCGGACAGGACCCCGCACCAGATTTCCCCCACACGCGGTGTTTCCCCGCAGGTACTGGTCACGTTCGACCTGACGGTGCCGTTCCTCCCGGTCCCGTCCGTCATCCATGCGCCCACGGTCAGGCCGCCGTCACCTGGGGTGCGCAGCACCAGGTCCACCGCGAACCCGCAGTTGTCATACACCGCTGAACCCGGCTGAACAGGGCCGATGTCCTGCTGCGCGGTTGTTCCCAGGTACCAGGCGCTGCCGAACGCAGACCCTGTTGTCTGCGAGAACGGTGACACCGGGACGAAGTTGAAAATCAGGTTCCAGCCGCCCTGCACCCCCGCGATGCCCGCTGACCCGGGAGCGACCGCGCCTGCTGACCGGAATTTCGCTGCATCCGCCGGGGCATCTGCGCCCACCCCGAACAATGCTGCGTTGTCCAGCACGGAAATGGCACTGCCGACGGTGCCGCCGAGGATCGTGGTTTTCCCGCCTTTCGGTGCGCCCAGCACCTGCGCGGTGGTGTACGTCTCGACCAGCAGAGGCCGGTTCGAGTGGAACAGCACCCCGTTAGCGGCGAAATAGGAACCGTCATACGTGTACATGTCCTGGTTCAGCTGGTGCGCCGTGATAGGCGAGAAAGTCTGCCAGGTAGACGGTGACAATGGCATTCTTTTATCCTTACCAGCTCAGGGACTGAGTGCCCGGCGTGTTCTGCCCCGACTGATCCGCGATCAGCGCCTGGTTTTCCGGGTAAACCGGGGAAATCTGGTACTTCGTCGTCCACTGTGACGGGCCGATATCATGCTGGATTTCCTGGATTGCCCCTGTCACGCTGAGAACTGCCCCGCCCACCGGACGGCGGTTCACCGTGACTGTCTGGTTCAGTTCCAGCCCGAGAATTGTCGGGAACAGCGTCGGGAACTTGCCCTGCCCCGCAGCCACGTTAATGGACAGCACCTGACTGCGCTGCACCGGCTGCTGGTACTTCGCAACCGACCAGTTCACCACGTCATTGACGTCAAACGGGGTCAGCGCGAACGACTGGATTTCCAGCCCGGACCTGTTGAAGTAATTCGTCTGGCTGGTATGGTCTGCCACCTGATAGAAAAATGTCTGGTCCGGGCCACGGTTCTGCGTCGCGTTCACCGTGTTGTAGATGAACGAGTTGTCCACGGAGAACGTGGAATCCTGCATGAGCGGCAGTTCCGTTGTCCCGTTGTCCCCGAATGTGGCAACCACCGGCTGGTTGTACCGCGCCCAGCGGATGACATAGACAAGACTGCCGTTCGCCTGGGTGAAACAGCGTCCGCCTTCCGTCTGCGTAAGCTGCTGCATGACATCCGCGCCAGTGCTGCCCTCATAGGAGTACGCCTCAGACATGAACGTGTTCTCAACGGTCCCGTAAGTGCCGTACCAGGCGGTACCGCCCCGCTTCAGGCCCAGCAGCCCCCATGTGAGCACCTGCGCGAACCTGCCCGGCGCGGGAATGTACCCTGACCCGTAGAACCCGGACGCGAAATGGTTGCTGATCTGCGCTGGGGTCAGCTCATACGGGTAGATGGCAAGATGCCCGGCCGCGAAGTTGAAACCGTTGTAAACGCACAGGTCAGACACGTCATAGGAGAACCGGGCGGGTCCCAGGGTGATCGCGCGGATCAGCGGGTGCGTCGCGATCCCGTTGCTGACCCCCACCCCCACCCCGTTCAGGTAACAGGACAGCGACTGCGCGTACAGGCCAGTCGGCCCGGACACCAGCACGAAATGCTGCGGTGCGAACGTGTTCTGATTGAAGTGGAGCGCCGCGCCGATCTCCGTGCCGTTAACGTACAGGCCGGTTGCCTTGGCTGTGTTCGACCCGGTGTTGATCCCGACGGTGATCACCCCGCCGACCGTGCCGATCTGCGGGGCAGCCGCGAAGAAACTGGACGGTCCCGCCCACGCGTTCAGCAGCGTGGTAGACGCCAGTGTCGTACCGCCCCAGGTGAACCAGAACTCCAGTGTCATCCCGGTTGTGTTCGTCGGGATGTTCGGATCGAAGTAGAACATGCCGGGACCGTTAGTGTTGGTTTCCGGGGCAATGTACGTTGAGGCACCCATCACCGTGTCACTGTCGCCCAGCAGGTTCAGCGCCTGCCCTGTCGTCGCCGGCTGGTCACTGCCGTCCCGGTACGCGCCGACCCGGTTGTTGCCCGGAGCCTTGTTCACCGCGATCAGCCCGTTAGCGTCAAGCGGGGCCTTGATCGGGTCCAGCGACTGGGTGGTGAAACTGTACTGCTCATCCGTCGCGAAGTACGCGTACGGGGAATCTTTCCGGATGTCCCCTTCCACGGCGGAAGACAGGGAGGTGCTCGCCAGCGGCCCGTAGGCGTCCGTGGCGACCAGCGTGGAGAATCCCCACTGCGGCATGTCCGGCCATTCCTGCGGCCACCGTTCCACGTACCCGAACGCGACCGGGTACTGGGTGCCGTTCCACCAGGCTGTCACCCGCACCGGCACGTTCGGGACAACGCAGTTAGTTGACACCAGGTTCGATCCGTTCAGGATCGCGCACTCATCTACGTAGAAGACAGTGGCAGCGGAAGGCAGGCCGGACAGCTTGGCGTCCACCCGGGCGAAGACAGCTGTTGACGGGGCCTGGGTGTTCACCAGCGTAACCTGCGTCCACACGCCGGCCGGGACGGACTTGCTGGCAGAAGTCGTGGAAATGAAAACCTGGCTGGCGTTGTACCAGTCAACGGAAACCTGTGTTGTGCTCCACCCGAGCGGGATGTACACCCAGAATGAGGCGGTGACGATCCCGCTGTTCAGCCGGATCAGCTGCGAGCTGATGAACGGGTTGCTCGTCACCCCGTCCGGGGTCACCTGCATGGAAGTCGTGCCGCTGTGCGCGAACGCGGTTGACGGTGCCATGACGGAGTTGTTGTTCGCCGTCCACCCGGTGGTGCCCAGCCCGAAGCTCATGTTCGGGTTCAGCGCGTTGCTCCAGTACGGGCTCGCAGTATTGCCGTACGTGAACGCGCCGTCATGATTGTCCAGGGTGAGGGTCAGCTCCCCGGTTTCCTCCTGGGAAATCTCGTACTGCCGGCCACGGGTGATCTTGATGCGTCCCTGGCCCTTGTCCCCGATGACCCGCGTGGAAATGTCCGTCCACGTCAGCCCTGTGATGTCCCAGGTGTAGTCAACGCTTTGCGTCCAGTCTCCCGGCGTGGCCCCGAACGCGGCCTCCACCGTGACCAGGGGATAGTTCGGGTTCGTCTGAAGCGGTGCCGCCGCAGTCAGCTTCAGGCCCACGATAAGACCCGACGCCGGCACTGTGTTCGCCCATGTAGGAGCGAACGGGACACCCCCGGCGGCATTGTTCGGGATGTACATCGAATAGGTGGTGGCCTGCGCGGACAGCGCCCCGCCCGCCGCCGCGATCCCCGACCAGCCGGACGGCACCGTCAGCGCACCGCCGCCGCCGCCCGTGGAAAGCACCCCGAACACAAGGTCGCTTGTCGTGGCTGTCCCCGCAGGGATCGTCAGGGCGGCAACCCCCGCCGTGGATACCGTGGTCTGCACGAAGTCGATCACCGGCGTACCGAAGCTGCCCGGCAGGTTGTGGACTTCAGCGATGGTGTACGAGGTGGCGTAAGCCCACCCGGTGAGCGCCACCGAAACCCAGGACACCTGACGGGGATTGTCGCAGAACCAGATGCTGCTGCGGGACACCCCCTGCGCCGGGGTGATCCCGATCTGCCGCCACAAGTTCCCCGCAGAGTCCGACACGTTCACCGCAGGAGCCTTGCCAGGGGCGGTGGCAGCGGAGAACGGGGACACGTTCCAGCCGATGAACGCGACCAGGCCCGTTGTCGTGCCGGTGCTGCTGATCGTGTACGGGACGTCATCCAGCCCGTAATCGTTGATCACGTTCCCGGACACGAAACTGTACACGAACGGCTGCGCCCCGGTAGCGGCCCGCCCGGACAGTGCCAGCGGCTGCATCACGTACGTGCCGGTGGCGGTTTCCGAGGTGAGCCGGTCCGCAGCGTTCGAACTGAACATGAACGGCTGGATGCCCATGCTGCCTGACGATGACTTCCCGGCCGGGCCGAGGAAGTTCGACGGGGACAGTGCGATGTCATCCATGTACATCAGCGGCTGGGACGGGTGGCTGTGCGTCCACCCGAACTCAACCTCAGCGACACCGCCGGTGCCACCCCAGGCGCTTGTCGCGTCAGTGTGCGACTCGATCACGCTGAGACTGTCACCCGCATAGTAGCTGATGGTGAACGACCCGTTACCTGCCGTGCCTGCCAGCAGGTACCACTCGATCCGGTACCAGGTATTGGTGGACAGGGCCGTGGTGAACGTGAAGATCGTCGTGAAGCTGGGATTCTGGAGAACCAGGTGACCGCCCGTGTCGATCTGGATGTTCCCCGCATTAGATGCGCTGGTGCCGCGCAGCTGAACGTTCGCGTCCACCACCGCCGGCAAGCCCGTCAGGTAAACGTAAACACGCCCGTACGATGTCAGCGTCGCGGGAATCGTGGTCCACCCGACGAAAGCGGTGCCGCTGCCTGCCGTGGTAGACGCCGCCATCGCCAGGGAACCGTGCGCCGCCTGCGTTGAGGAGAACGTCAGCGACCCGTTCGCCACCGTCGCCACGTCGAACGCACGCCCGGAAGCACCCCCGGAGTTCCCTGTGGTGATCGTGGTGGTGTTGGTGCCGCCCTCGAACGTGTTGTAGTAAAACGTGTTCGTGTCGGTAGCTGAGTTGCTGGTGGAAAACGCGGGGGTCTGCAGCACCAGCGCGCCGGTCACCGGATGCCCCGCCGGACCCATGTACCCGGTCGTGGACAAGCCCAGGTCATCCATGTACATAACATGCTGGTTGGCGAGCGCCGTGTTCCACCCGAACGAAACCTGGCTGATCGCCGCACCCACCCCGTACGGGCCTGAGGTGTCAGTGAACGTGGCCGTGATCGTGGTGGAGTCCATCGACAGGTAATAGTTCACGGTCAGCGATGCGGTGCCGGTAGGCCCGCAGACCACCTGCCATTCAACCCGGAACCATGAGCCGACCGGGACCGTCACCCCGACGCTGCTCCTGCCGCCTGAGGTGTTCTGCGTCATCAGCGCCCCGGCAGCGGTGATCATGACCCCGCCGCCGAACGCGCCGTTGCTCAGGAACTGGACAACAGTGTCATCTGAGGTCGGCCATGCGGTCATGAAGATGTAAGCACGCCCGTACACCACAGTCTGGTAGCCCAGCTGAGTGGACCAGAACACATTGCAGAGACCCGCATTGAATGTGGTGAACGCGATCATCGACGTGCCGTGCGCCGACTGCGAGAAGTACCCGGGGAAGATAAGCCCGTTCGGGTTCGGGTCCTGTATCGTCGTAACCCCGTCGAACGCGTTCGTGACAGCGGTCCCTGACAGGGCAACAGTCACCGTCTGCCCGCCGGCAGGGGGAGTTATGTCACAGTTGTTCACCAGGAACGCTGCGCTTGACGCAGGACCCGGGTACCCCTGAAGGTTCACGTTCAGGCCGCCGAGGTACACCGCCGGCTGGCTCGCGTGGTTGCTGGTGCGCCCGTAGTTGATCGTGTTGATGCTGCCGCCGGACCCGAACGCGCCTGCGGTGTCGATAACTGACTGGGTGATCGTCACCGAGTCCGCAGATGAGTAGTAGTTCAGGTTCAGCGACGCTGCCCCCGCACTGCCGCACACCAGCTTGAACTCAACCCGCGTCCACTGGTTCAACGGCAGGATCGGGCCGCCGCCGACCTCACCCGACGATGCGTTCTGCGTGCGGAGCTGACCGCTGGTCGCGATCATCACCCCGCCGCCGAACGTACCCGAGTTGCGGAACTCGACAATGTTGTCGTCCGCAGCAGGGTACGCCTGCATGTACACGTACACGCGACCGTAAATCGTCGTCTGCGACCCCAGTGATGCCGCCCAGGTAACCATCGCCACCCCGGCCACGCCGGATGTGGTGAACGCGCCGGACAGTCCCGAGTGGATCGCTGCCACATTCGAGTAGACGGCGGTGGCGCTGTTCGTGGTGGTAACCGAGTCGAACGCGTTCTCCCCGACACCGCCGCCGGAGTTGCCCGTGGTGATGCCGGTGCCGTTGGTGCCCTCGTTGAAGTCGTTTGACAGCAGCGTCGTGGTTCCCGGCCCCCCGGACGGGGAGATCACCCACGTGAACGACGCACGGCCGGCAGCAGAAGTCCCGTCCGTGGCTGTCACTGTGCAGTTGAACGTCCCCGCGACAGTCGGGGTGCCGGAGATGAGGCCGCTGGAAGCGTTGATCGACAGAGACGTCGGCAGCCCGGAGGATGTCCAGGTGAAAGTCTGCCCGGAAGCGGAGTCCGTCGCTGTCATCTGCAACGATGCGGCGGTGCTCACCACCCCGGTCTGCGACCCGGGATTCGCTACCGTGACAGTGTTGCCGGAGGCAGGGTTGATCGTCCACGTGAACGAGGTGGACCCCGCAGCTGAGGTGGTGTCCGTCGCGGTGATCGTGGGAGTGTAAACACCCTGGGTGGTGGGGGTGCCGGTGATCTGCCCGGTGGTGGAGCTGATGGACAGGCCGGTGGGCAGGCCGTTAGAAGAATAGGTGAGGGTCTGCCCTGCTGCGGAGTCCGTGGCGTTGATCTGAAGCGTCGCGATAGCCGACCCGGCTGTGCTCGACTGGGAACCCGGGTTGGTGACGGTGACAGTGTTGCCGGTCTGCCCGTTCGGGAACACATCGATGCTGACCGCAGTGTTCGCAGGGACCGTGTAGGAAATCGTCCCGCCGGAGAACCCTGCGTTGTGCACATCCTCCGTGATGGCACCGGGCGGGTTACCCGCGTTCTGCGTCTTCCAGACGTTGTACGTGCCGCTGGTGACCCCGCCGGTCAGCGTGATGCCGATGGAGAGCGCCTGGCTGGACCCGGACTTGTTGACGATGACGATCTTGTTGCTGTCCGACGCGTAAACGGACAGCGTGCCGAAAGCCAGCGTCGTGGAAGCGGACACGAAATGCGCGCCGTACTTCTTGAACTGGCCGTTCATCCCGCACCAGATGCCGAGACCCCAGTATGCCGGGAATTTCGTGTACTTCCCGCCAGGCATGTTGTTCTGGTTGGAACCGTCATTCATCATGCCGAGCGCGCCGTTGGCGTCCGAGTACATCGTCGCGTGCCCGCCGGCGCTCAGCGCCATCCCGATGTTGTCAGCGATGAAACACGTGTTAGTAGCCGAGTAAAACGTGTTGTCATTGTTGTAGGACGAATGCCAGTTGAATTCCTCAATGCCATAGTGAATGCCAGCCTTGTAACTAGGCATGTCATTCTTCATGTGGTTGTACAGCTGCCGCCCGGTCGGGTACGCGGAACCCGTCGAGTCGTCAGTGTTCGCCCCGTCGTACGCGTGGTAGGACATCGTGCCGATATTGGCTACGCCTGCCGACCACTGCAAAAGCGGCGCATCCCAGTGTCCCGCAGTCGGGATGCCGATGTTGATCGTCGGATCAGCCGTGTGCATCGCCGCGAGCGTTGCCGACGCTGATCCCTGACCGCTGCCGGACTGGTAAATGCCGGTGCCGCCGCTGAACTCCGGCTCATTCCCGATCGACCAGTACTGAATGCGCCCGCCATGCTGACCGCCGTTGTCATTGAAAAAATGAACAAGCGACCCGCCGTCAGCAGGCTGGAAGTTATTGTCCGCCGTGTTCCCGTTGAATGACACCAGCGGGATCGCGCCCATGTTCTTCACCGCGTTCAGTAGCCCGCTGGCCGCGCTCCCCCCGGAGCCCTGCTGTCCGGGGCTGCCGCCCGCACCGTAACTCGGATTGCCGTTGTACCAGGCCAGCGAGAAACGAATGTGCCCCACCCCGAGCGCCGCCAGCGCCGCATTCCATGTGTTATCGCTGACAATGGCGACAATTCCGCCGTTGTTAAGGAACTCTGAACACACGAAACCCGCCCCTAGCGGGTCCGTCGTCGCGACGTTCTGCGTGAAGTTGACAGTGACGTTATTCGCCATTACGCGATCCTAAAGATTACGGCTGAGCCTGGGTCACGACGAAAGAGGAAACCGAAACGGTGTCGCCAGCGGAAATTGATGTCGTGTTGAAGTTCAGCTCAGCAGCGGACGTAGCGCATGCACCCGTGGAAACCACTGTCGCGTTATCCGACTTGAACAACGCGAAATAGCCGGCGGTGCCGGTCGCGCCTGCGGTCGCCGCAGTGATCGTGTTCGCTGTCATCGACCCGCCTGACCCGGCTGCACCCGCAGTCTGGAAAGCGGTAGCGCTCATCGACAGGGACGCCAGCAGCGTCCCCGTCACCCCTGCGTCCACAGCAGGCTGCGCACCCGTGTAAACCTTCAGGAACCCTGAATTCATCAGCGCCCCGTAAGCATTCAGCGCAGTCGTGATCCCGGTATCGTAAATATGCGAAGTCATTCTCTCTCCTTAAAGCGGGCTCCAGCCGCCGTTAACACGCCCGCTGTTGCGCAAGTTATAACGAACGGTCTGCACCTGCAGGCGGTCCCACAGGTTGTCCATGGCAAGGTCACCATGCAGGTGCACCTCAACACCGCCATTGCCCCCGGCACCCGGAGGAGTGACCATTTCCGGTTTCCCGGTGCCGTTATAGGCAAGCGTCAGCCCTGGCATCAGGTAACCGCCGCTGTCATAGCCGATGTACTTCCCGCCCCTGTCAAGGCTCAGGATGCCGGGAACGTTGAACACCGTCCCGTACCGCGCCTCGATATACCGGATAGCCGCAGCGATGTTCGCAACCGGATCGTAAATATTGAAACTGGTCCCCGCCTGGTGATTCCCCAGGAACGTGCTCATGATGACCTGCATGATCCCGCGAGACGGATCTCCGGCAGCAGCATTAGAGTCGGACAGGTTAATCGCGTTCGGGTTCTGCCCTGACTCATAGAAAGCAATGGTCAGCAGGTCAGGCAGCCAGGACTGCGGGACACCCGTCAGCGACATTGCCTTAGCCATCCATGCCATCACTGACCCTGACGGATGCCCCGGAACTGAAATCCCGTTCGCTACCGCCTGCGCCTGGGACACCTGGTTCTTGAAGAAGGAAACCACTGACTTCATCTCAGCGGCCATCGCTTGTGAAACGAAATTAGATGCGTTGTACGCGGTGAATTCCTCCGGTCCCGCAGGACCCACGAACCCGCCCGCAGCGAACCCCGGAACGCCCTTGCTGCGCATCAGCGGCGCGACCATGTTCGTCAGGTGCTTCGGCACCACTGTCTCCCCGGGTTCCAGCAGCGCCGGCACTGAGTCCCCGCCTCCGAAGCCGGGAATCCGGCCGCCTCTCGCCATTCCCGCGAAGTGCAGCAGCGCGTTCTTCTGCCCCGCAGGGATCGCCAGTCCCGCGATCGTCGCGACGACACCGCCCGAACCGCTGGCATGCGCGGTGATGTTCGTGTTCACGTTCTTCGGCACATGCGACAGTGCGGGAATCAGGTTGTTCCAGATCTGCGCGGCGAGATGCTCCGTCTTCCCCTTCGCGTCATCGAAATTGTTGCTCAAGTGGTGCACCGGAGGCTCAGTCTGGCTGAACGCGCCGGTCAGTTCCTGCTCAATCTGCTTGACCTCAACAGCCTTGAACCCGTAATGCTCCAGCGCCTTGGTCAGCGCATCCTGGGCGCTCTGCGTCTGCGGTGCCTTCGCCCCGTACTGGGACAGCGCATTCGTGTAGTTCTGCGTCAGGCCCGTGATGTTCGACGTGGATATCCCCGCCTGCGCGATGGCGTTCAGCACATCCGTCTGGAGCGTGGACGCGAACGTCCGTGCCACCTGCGTCACGTTCGACAGTTTCTGGGTGAGCGAGTCGATCATCCCGGAGAACTTGTCCGATGACGTGGCGTTCTTGTCCACCCAGTCTTTCAGCGCCTGGAACCCGCCGACAGCAGGCCCGCCTGCCTCCTGCGCCAGCGCGGACACCTCCGCCAGCGCCGCCTTCGACTTCGACGCGTACGGCAGCAGCTCCGCGACCACCGTCGCGACCGCCTCCGTGTACTGCTTCTGCGACAGCACCCCCGCCACCGATGCGACACGGAAATTGTCAAGCAGCGTGTTCGCCTGGGTGACAGACTGGTTGAATGACTGCCAGATCTGCGCGGACGACCCGCTGAACTTCGTCAGCGCCTGCGCGATCTGGCTGACAGTCAGCTGAGTGCCCTGCGCTGTCGTGGAGAACGCCGCGATCTTCCCGCCGACGGTCGGCGCGATGTTGCCGAGCTGCTGGAAGTCCAGCAGCAGCTGCGAGTAAGCGCCGGTGAGGCTGGTGGACAGGCCGATGAAGTAATCCCAGGCGCTGTTCACCTTCCCCACCTGGGAAGCCTGAATGCCAGCCTGCACATTGAGCGCGTTGATCGTGTTGTTCAGCGCACCGCCGGTCAGGTCCATCTTCTGGTAGCCGAGGAGCAGCGCCTGAATCTGGAGCTGCGCTTGCTGCGCCGCCTTCGACTGGCCGACGAACCCGTTGACCAGCTTCACCCCGGCCATGTCCGCCAGTGCCAGCGCATTCGCGTACGTCACGTGGTACGTCTTCGCGATGGCGTCAGCACCCTGGATGACAGTGAAGTTCTGGGTAGCGAGCTTCTGCTGCTCGTTCGTCAGTTCCTCCACAGCGCCGCGAGCCTGGTTGACTGCCGAAGTGTGGAGTGCCATGCGGGCTGTGCCGGTCAGCATTTCAGTCGAAACGCTCCTCGTGGCGGTGCTCAGGTTCCGCTGGGCACCCGCGAGCGCGTTCGATGTTTCCGCCATGCCCTGGGAGATACGGTTCATCACCGTCAGGTTGGTCGCGGCGGTGACCGCACTGTTAATGCTGCTGACCAGCTGGTCAGTGGCGTTCTTAGTGTGCATCATCCAGATAGCGAGAGCTGTCAGGCCCAGCACGCCCAGAGCAATCGCAGCACCCCACGGGCCGGACATGAAGTCAGCTGCCGCACCCAGCGCACCGACCATCTTCGTGGCCGCCGCATCCGTCTTGGCACCCAGCACGCCGATCTTCTCGCCCATCGCGACGAAGTTGATGATCGCGCTGCCAACGCCGGTGATGATGTTCGCGACCATCATCCCGAAGTTCATCCCGATCTTCGCGAACACCGGGATGCCCAGCGTCCCGACCAGGGCAATAGCCCGTCCGATCATTGAGAAGATCCCCGCGAGCACCCCGGACCAGCGGTACAGCTCCTCAATCACCATGATCACGTAAATCAGCGCCGGGGGCAGCTGGGACACCCACTTGATCAGCTGGGTGAACATGTCGATCAGCCGCAGCACGATCTCCGCAGCACCCGGCATCGCCGCCGCGAAGTTAAGGATCGCATGCCCCAGGTTCCCGAAGATCTGCCCGAACTCACGCAGGTCCGTCATTGAATTCGCCAGCAGGCTGTTCAGCGCACCCATGTTGCTGGACAGCTCAACAACAACCTTCGCGCCGAACTGGTCCAGCATGTGCGTAACATCCAGGCCCAGCTGAGCGAACGGGGAAAGCCCCTGGGAGTTCAGCTTCCCCATCGCCGCGTTAGCACCGAGGATCGCCTCGCCGAGCAGCTCGTACGCACCCGGGTTCGCCATGTTCTGCGCAAGCTGAAGCGAATGCCCCAACCCCAGCACATCACCGGCCGTCTTCCCGAAAATGCCGCCCATCGCCTCAGTGGCCGTCTTCACGGCGACGATCTGCGGGACAACTTTCTCCGCAAGCCCCTGGTAAAGCACCGCCGCTGCGGCCCCGGCTGCGTACATGGCAGGGATGAACACGGCCAGGAACTCGAACACGCCCATTACGATCAAGTGCAGCGCCTGCGCGGACAACCCGAAGATGACCGCCGCGCCGCCCATCCCGAACGCGGCAGCTCCCGTCGGGATGACCATCGCGCCTATGGAACTGCCAGCCTGCTTTGCCGCTGTGGCCAGGGCAAGCATCGCGAGACCGCCGCCGTCCGACGCCCGCTTCACTTCCCCGACAACGCCGGGCATGTCCTTGAGGACGCCTTTCTGCCACTCCAGGGTTTCCCCCGCCGCACGGGTACGGGCAGCCATGGCCAGTTCAGACTCGCCCATCCTGGCGATGACGTCATCGATCTCCGCCATCGCAGCTTCTTCTTCTCGCAGCTGCGAGGCGTACACCCCTGCCTGCCTGCCCGCATCTGCCTCCGCACGGGCAATGTCTTCCAGCTCCAGGCCCATCGCGTAGATAGCCTCAGCGACCCGGTTCGCATCCCTGATCTGCCCCGCAGTTGCAGTACGCAGTTCCGTCTGCGCCGCAGCTGCATCCCGCGCAGCTTCCGCCTCAGCGTGAAGCGCACGACTGATCCGGATAATCTCATCAGCTGCGTCAGAGCCCCCGCCGGCGGTCGTCACCGTTTCCACAACCTGCTGCACCGAAGCGACGTCCGGGGCGTTACCCTCAGTCGTAATCCGGTAAATAACATTGACGACCTTGGTGTCAGGAAGAGAGTTGATCGCGGTGCGCAGCTCAGCGATCCTGTCAATGTCTTCCCGGATCGCCGAAGCGAGACGATCAGCCTGGTCAATCATCTCCTGCAAAGCAGAAAGAAAACCAGACGCATCAGCATCAAATGACTCGCTAACCGGGGGCAGATCAGGCGCACCAACACCTCCTCACGCAGTGAAAAAACCACGGATCTCACGGTAAAACGCATCAGCAGCCGCCCGGGAAAGCGACCCGTCCTGGATCATCTGCACCACCGTCGGCTCAAAATACGGGTGCGCCGGAACGTAAACCTGCTTCATCCACCACGAACCCCGGCTGTTCACCCAGTGCATGTACGCGCTTGTCCTCGCCCGCGCGAACCCGCCGAACTCCTGCATCGCCGCGTACCTCGCATACGCCCCCACATACGCTGTCGCCAGCACCGAACCTTTAGCCGGCGTCATCCGCACGGACCGGGCCAGCTCCCCCGACGCATACGCAGGCGGCCGGCCCGCCATCGCCTTCCAGAACAGACCCGGAGGGTGAACCGTCTGCCGCAAAGTGACACTAACCACACGATCCTGGAAAGCACCCGCCATCGCATTCGCCGCCGGAGCCGCACCACCCGCAGCAGCATCTTTCAGTGCACGCAAATAGGCGGGGAGGGATGCAGTATCCATGCATACCCTCCCCGCCTATTAAAAACTCTTGTCAGCGACGCGACATCCGGGACAGAAGCTCCTCCACAGCTGGCCCCATATGCTCCACAGCCACCTTATCCACATCATATTCACGGGCGAACTGCCGCAGCTTCCCCGGCTTCACATCCGCCCGCGCAGCATACGCATCCTCATACGCCTGCACCAGCCCCGGCACAGCCGGACGAGTCCACCAGCCCTTATGCACCCCGTTCCAGAACGGTTCCCCGTCCACCTGAATCCCCAGCGGATTCAGCTCCTCCATCGAAGAGCAGCGGGTAGTGATAACCGGGCAGCCAGCCGCCTGCGCCTCCATGATCGGCAACCCGAAACCCTCACCATAGGACGCAGCGGAAAGCACATCGATAACGTTGTACCACTCATTCAGATCCTGCTGGCTGATCTGCCCCGCCGTATACCTGTACTGATCGACAACCCGCACCTTATCCAGGATGCCGATGTTCTCCGCGAGCGCCTCAAGATCCTGCCCCCCATCCTGATGCACCCCAGAATGAAGAGTCATGATCGCATCAGGATGATTCCTCGCGAACTTCGCAAAAGCCAGCATCTGCTCCGGGAGAGCCTTACGGATCGCATCATTATTCGCACCATTGATACCGATCACGAACTGATCATCATCAATACCGCATGACTCACGCAGCTTGTCCCGGTCCGGCAGCCACCGGAACACCGTCGTGTCAATCGCATGCGGAACATACACCGAGTCATAACCCGCCTGCCGGAAATTACGCTGCCCGAACTGGCTCATCGCGATCAGCTGAGCCCCCGAAGCATCCACCACCATCCGGTCAGCCAGCGACATCGGCCTGCAATCCGACGGCAGCCAGTGCGCAATCGGCAGCTCCCGCAGAATATTCGGGTCCATCACCCACACATCACCCAAAGTGATGATGAGATCCGGCTTCACCATCAGCGCATGCTGCCCCAGAGACGTAGAACAGTACGCATTCCCGAACCCCGGGTACACCGGAATCCCGTTCCACTGGGTAGCACCCCCCTGAATCCCCCAGTACGAGGAAATCGATACCTCATGCCCCATCTCTTTCAGCTTCGTCGTCCATATCGCCGTCTGAGTACCGTACCCCGACGGAGCCCACGGGCTGCAAGAATGCCAGAGAATACGAGCCATTCGCCGCTCACTTCCTAATCGCGATCCTGCTCAAGTGCAGCTTGCACAGCTTCCTCAATGATAGGAAGCCACTCCATCTCATCCAGGTGCAGCTCATCCACCTGACGGGGATGCCAGTTCCGTGCCCGTGCATACCAGTTATACACAAGCATCTTCTGAGGGAAACCCTCCGGGTAAGCCGGCTGGAACTCCGGACGCCCTCCCCGCATCCGGTAACTGAAAACCTGCGCCAGCTGGCCTACTGCTTTTTTGGGTCGCCCTTCACAGACGTACCTGAGATCTTGTCCATCAGCGGCTGAACCGCGTCAACCAGCGCCTGGTAATCATCCAGGTCAAGCAGCTCCCCCAGGATCACGTCTGCTGCCTGGAAGCTGTTGTCCTTCGGCACCGGCACCTGGAACGACCACTTCTCAATGATCCGGCCCAGCAGCGCATTCCGCTGATCATTGATCATCCCGAGAGAAGCCCGGTTCCCCTCACTGCGGAATTCCAGCATCACCGCATCCTGCACATGGAAACGGTCACTGGCCTTCAGCTGATCCCGGTACTCAACCCATCCGCCACTTGGCAGCTCAACACGTGCCATTCGCAGTCCCTTCGCTTTCCTCGTATTAGACATGAATCAACCCCCCAGCAATAGCCGGGGGGTTGACCTGTTAGTAGGTAGGCGTGGCATTCACAAGCGTGATCGTGCCCGGCCCGAGCCCCCCGGAACCCCCGACATCCGTAGAGTTCGCGATGCCCTCAAAGCTGTTCGCATAACCGAACAGCGCCTTGGAACGCATCGGCTTCGCCTTAACATTCGCAAGCTGCGACATAGTGAACGTCAAAGTAAACGGAGTACCCGAGTTCGGGATACCCGAGTTCGTCACAACAATGGTCATCGGAGCCTGCGCATTCAGCAGCATGTAGTCCAGCGGCCACTCATTGATGGTCGGGTCATACTGAATCGTGCCGTCCACATTCAAAGGACCACGGGCGATAACCAGCGGCGTCTGAGTACCCTGGACAGTCCAGTAAACCTGCGTCTGCCGCTTGAACGAAACACTGAACTCGCCGACATCCGTCATAACCTGGTTGCCGCCAGGACCGATAGTTGAAACAGTGCTGTTCCAGTTAGGAATCGGCCGGCTATTAGTCGTTATGTTCGTAGGGGCGGAAGCAGAAGGCCATGGCTGCGACAGGAACGAGTCACCCGACATCTTGATGCCCAACAACTGCTCCGCATTCCCGGAGAAGTCAAGCTGCTTCAGAACCGAGAACGGGTAGTACCTTGCACCGAACGGGTTAGTCGCCGCAGTACCGTATGTTGCGTTCGTGAACGTGCTGACAATGTTAGTGACGTCAGTGAACGTATGCGTCGGCGGCTGAGCACCGAAAGCGCCGCCATACCCGAGCTGTGAGTTCAGTGCCGCGAACTTATGCGTATACGGGGAAGTAACAGTATTGACAGTCGCGGCAGCATGCGCGAACCGCAGCGGGTTGTTAGTGAAACCGACAACATTCGATGCAGCCGTCGAAGAGATAATCACCACTTCAGCGCTGGCACCCGTGCCGATCTGGATAACCGCACCTGCCGTGTACTGCGTCGGAGGCGCAGACGCCAGCGTCATCAGCGTGTTCCCGATCGGCGCAGTCGACGCCGACATGGTAGCCGCATTCGTAGGGGTGCTGCCGATCGTGGACAGGTCCCCGAACACGTTGTCGAAGAAGTACCCGTGGCTGTCCAGGAAGTTCGGGCCGCCGAACGAGAACGTCGCCGACTCAACACCGAGCGTCTCGTAGAACAGGTCAGTCATCGCGCCACGGATCGACTTGTCCTGAAGGAATTTAGGCGTGTCCTCAGGCTCAAACGAGCCCTGCTCCAGCGGATGAGTGATAACAGGAAGAACCGGGACGCCGCCGGTCAGTTCCCGCGCAACACCCAGCCAGGTGAGGACGCCAGGATAGATGTTGGGACCGCCAAGGGCCACACAGCTCCTCTGCTAAAACGTAAACGTCAGCCCTCGTCAGGCTGACTGTTCTTCTTCCCGGCGTCCTCCGCCGGAATCTCAACCGGGGCCTTCACTTCACGGCCGGTACCTGCCGAGAACCGGCCGTCAGTCGGCACCGCAGGCCGCGCAACCGCATGCCCGTTATTCGGAACAAAGTTGTAACTCTGCCCCGGCACGCAAACCAGTGTCTTACCCGTAGCCGTGTCAATGTAATCCATGTAGGTCATGGTCACATGACCGTTGAAAACAGTAGCCATAACCATCCTCCTACGCGTTGATGATTTCCCAGACCGGCAAAGAAATCAGGCAGTCATACCGTATCCAGCGCTCATCCTCCAGCGCCTCAATACCCGGCGTCCACCGCATCTCCTCCCCCACGTTATAAATCGTGGAGGTAATATTCAGGTTCGGGTCAGTCACATACGCCGGGTTCGGCTGACTGTACCGCAGCGCCGCCAGGATGGCATCAATCATCCCAGGGAAAATCGGGTCAGACTGCTGCGCATTGTTAATCGACATCCACGTCAGGTAGATGTCCATGTTATGCATCAGCCCTTTAGTGCCCGACGCGGTGCCCTTCCCCGTATTACGGGGCACCGTCCCCCCCAGACGGTCCGACCTGTTCTCCTCCGACGGCGCAGGCCAGATGTAAATCGCCGGAATCCTCGCCTGCACCCGGGGGTCAGGGGGAGTCACGAACGCGTTCGCCGCTGGCTGCCCGTACGGCATCTGCAACCCGTCCAGCAGCTGCAGCAGGTAAGACTGGACCGACACAATCGGCACTTATCCCAGCCTCCCCCGGGCAATAGTCACCCAGCCGTGATTATACGCCACCACTAAACAGACCGCATTTACCGTGCCCGCCAAGCCGTCTGAGCCTTCTGCGCCCGCCCGGCCTTCTGCGCATGAGCTGCCTTCATGATCCGCCCCGACGGCTTGTACGCAACCTTCTTCTTCTTGTTGACGCTGGTCGACACCGCATGCCGGGTCTTCTTCTGACAGACCACCTTGTGCTTCAGATGATGTATCAGCTGCTTCTTCGTCTTCCTCTTCACCGGCTTGTGCACCAGCTTGTTGATCTTCTTCTTCGCTTTCACCTTCGGCGCAGGCTGATGCACCAGCTTATGCACCACAGCCTTCTTCTTCGCCTTGCCCTTCACTGGCGTCTTCTGCTTCACATGCACAATGCGCCGGGTAGGAGCCCGCCCGCAAGACATCAGATCGTCCTTCTGTACGGATGCAAAAGCAGCTCAGCTTCAGCATTCAACGTGGAAATATCCTGATCCGAACTCGCCGAATGCCCCCCGATCGAATGAATCGTCGTGGACGTAGCCCCGCGCACCAGCGCCTGAGCACAGCAAAACAAAATCGCCGCCTGCTCAACAGCCGCAGGAATAGTCGTGATCAGCGTCCCCGCCTGATGCGGGTAAACCGTCGGCGAAGCGAGAGTCAGCGTCCCCGGGCCGGAAGTCGTAGACGACGCCGTAATATGAACAGACTCCTGCCGGCCCGCATCCTTGATAACACCAGTCGCACCCGTAATGGTCGTCTGATAGTTAGACACCGCCCACCCGGTCGTGTCATTCACCGTGATCGTGGACGCCCCAGCACTCGCAGTAACGGAAATCTCCGAATGCGGCCACCCGTTAATATAAGAAATCTGAAGAATGTACCCGTTCCTGCCCAGGCACCTGTCCACATACCCCGGAGCGATCAGGATCGCCTGAGACCCGTTCGCATCACTCGCCGGCGCAACACTGTTATACAACCCGAAAGGCGGGTACTCCGGCTCCGCGAACCCGGCCGGGAGCGTCACCCAGTTCCTCGGCCACGACGCATTCGCAGACACCTGCACCTTCGTCACACCCAGGATCGGCCACCGCGCCATAATGCACCGCGTATTCGACCCCGCAGTCCCCCAGTACGGAGTAGCAGTACCACCCCCCGCAGCAGGTCCCACCGTCACCCGGTAATCAGGCCCGTGCAGAACCTCAGTATCCAGTGTCGCCCGCAAAGTCTGATTGCAATATTGATCGGCCATTGCCGTCGCCCGCTGGCACAGATTCCACAGCTCAGACGCATTCGCAGCAGGATCAAACGTCGGAGTAGCCGGGATAGTCGAGAAGTCAATTCCGGTAGGTGCGTTCTGAAGGATCTCAGGAGTGACATACGGGATCTGGATCAGCGGCAACGGCGTAGTCACATCGGCTCCTGTGATAAAGTCAACGCTACCCGACCAGTAGGTACGGCAGGTTTGGCATGGCTGGGTTCGATAAGGTTGGGCGAGGTCGGGTGCTGTCAGGTAAGGCAGGTTCTAAATGCCTCCGCGTTCATTAGCAGCGCGGAGGCATTTAGAACAATAATACGCCCCATCCACCCATTTCGAATGTTTCGCGCAAACATCGTCACCGCAGCGAGCGCACTGCGCAATAGGTGCGGAAATCCGCGCTGACCTGCCCCTTTTCGGTCCTCCGCACCTGCGGCACAACCCTGCAGCTCTCGACAAAAGCTCCCCCTATGCGATACCCAAACGCGCCATCATCTGCGCTTTTGTCCCGTAATCCGGCAAACCCCGCTCCTTGCACCGCCGCTTCAGCTCCGCCAGGGTCAGATTCACCGACTCCGCAGCAGGCAGCTCAGCAGCCGATGCGCGCCCGCTCATCGGCTTGCCGCACTTAGAGCAGTACTCACTGCCAGCGGTGTTCTCATGCCCGTCCGGGCACTCCGTGGTCCCCTTTAGAACGCGGGGATCGAAATTCTGTTCCAGCAGCCACATTGCGTTCGCCGGGATATCGATACCAGCTGCCTTCGCAGCGGCGAGCGCCTTAATGAATTCCAATTCCTCCGCGCCGAGCTGCTTGCGCCTGCGCACATGCACTGACTCGTCAGGAGTCTGCGGGACGCTCTCCGGGGTGGCGCTCCAGTGCGGATCAGTGTCCGCGACTCGCTCTTGCCTCGGCAGAAGGCCGGTTTCTTTGTCGCCGGGGGAGTACTGGAGGCGGGTACGTCCGCCGCCTTTCAGGTACGCCTCACAGCCGAGGCAGTCCAGCTGCCATGTTTTTGCTGGTGCTCCGTTGCGGACGGGTCGGCTGTGGCTCTGCCCGCAGCCTCCGGATGCAGTCGGAATGGAGATGTGCAAGATGTCTGATCTTGCGTACAGGGTCATGCGCCTGTCCTCTCATAGGAGTGTTGACAAAACCACCGACTCGGGTATATGATTCGGGGGAAGGTGAAAGAAGGGAACGAAAATGAAGATCGAAATCGACAGCTGGGAAGACCGCTCCGGAGGTCCCGCCGGACCCACCTCATTCGGGTACGTCTACTTCACCGACGGCTCCCGCGTCGGCTTCTCCCCCGCTACCGAAGACCACGACGACATCTGGCAGCCACGCACCAACGGCGGCGGCAAGTACCAGGCAGTCACCACCGAGCACGTGCGCCTCGCCCGCGAACTCCTCCACGAGGAAGGTGTCCTCTGATGGCAGTTACCGTCAGTCAGCGTTCCGTCATCACCCAGGACGTCCCCAGCCGCCTCCTCGCCGTCACGCTCCCCCCAGGAACAACCCTGGAAAAGTACGTTGAGGCGGAAACGGACAGGCTGCGCGGCCTTTACCCAAAGCCGAAGACGAATTCCGTGGAACTCGGCCCGGAACTCGCCGAAATGCTCTCCATCGCGAAATACAATCGCGCCTATTGGGAAGAGCGATACCAGCTGGTCAAGCTGGAAATCAGAGAGCAGCTCGGCTGGGCGAAGAAGGGCCTCAACGGGGGTATCGCGTTCGCTGACCGACGGCAATTCCCCGTCACCGGCTACGAAGTCGAGTCATTCGAACAGGATGCCATTTTCCCGCTTTAATTAGGTACGGCAGGTATGGCAGTTTTCGGTCTGGCCGGGTGCGGTTGGGCAAGGCAGGTACGGCATGATCAGGATC